CTGATTTAAAAAACTATCGCTTATTATTTGAGAAACTTTTGGGTCGAAACCTTTTTCTAAATGTGGAATTATAGATAATGTTCCAATGCCGGGAAACAACTTATTTGCTCCTAGCGATATCACAATATTCATCGCATCAATTATTGTGTTTAAAGAGTCTACTATCACACTTTCAATATTGTAAAATATAGTTCTTATCCCAGCCCCTAAATTTGCAAATACTTCGCTAAGACTTCCAACTGCTAGCCTCCAACTGTTTATTGATTCCTTGCCCTCATCTCCGCCCGTTTTCATTACATCGGTTAAGAGTTCTAAATCCTCCGTTAATCCTTTAACTTTTTTATCAGCCAATTCGTCAATTGCACTTCCTAATTTAGGAAACGCAACTCTTGCCAATTCTCCTATTGTAGAAATCAACCCACCGATTACTTCGCCCGCTAACTCGATTAATAACGATACAAATGGAGCTAATGCAAGAGCTGTATCTGTAACAACCGTTAGCATTTTAGGCAATACCCCACTATCAACTAATGCTTTGATTAAATCAACGACTGGTTTTAAAATAGTGGTTGCTAATTGTGCTAGTAAATCAACGAATACTGGAAGTATACCACTCGCTACAATCTGTGTTATTAAATCTAAAACTAAATCTAAAACTCCCGCTTGTACTAAATCTTTAATTAAATCAACAACCGTTCCCAGAATTGTTGTTGCTAATTCTGAAAACAAATCAACCAAAGCACCTAAAACCCCACTATCAACTATCTTTTTAATTAAATCTAATAATGCTGGCAATAAGTCGCTCCCGACTATGCTAGCAAATAAATCAACTAGAGCTGGAAGAATTGTTGTTACTAAATCACCGAATAAAGAAAGTAATGGCGGTAATGCTGTTTTAACTAAATCCATAATTGTATCAAGAAAAACACCGAATGACGGTTTTAAATCTTCAATTATTTTCAATAAAATAGGAAATATATCAGTAGCTAAGAAATCAACTAAATCGTTAAAATACGGAAGAACGAACTCAACCGCATCCATGAATAAATCAAATACTTTTGTTAATATAGGAGCTAATTTTACGAATGTTGGAGATAATAATTCAACAACATCAATTATTCTTGACATACTACCTACTACAAAATTACCAATACCCTCAAATATTTTATCCGAACTTGCTGAAAATTTATCAAACAACTTAATTACGTTAGGTAGTATTTTTTCTCCAACATCAAGTAATGATGTGTTTATTTTCTGTTTCATTAAATCCATTTTAAATGCGAATGTATCAGTTGACCTTGCAAAAGCCTCATCTGTTGCACCAACTACTCCGCCCATTTTCTCAAACTTTTCAGCAAATACATCAGCTTGAGAACCTGTCAAAGCAAGTCCTGCTGTTAGTCCCTCAACTCTGCCAAACATTTTAGTTAAGACAACGTTGTTTCCATCAGCAGTTGCCATTAAACTGCCTAATGTACTAACTAAGCCCTCAGATTTAATTATATCTTGCGACATTGCGCCCGCGACACCAGACATTGCTTCTTCTAAATTTGAAAGTGAAGCTTCAGCATTCGTATATTCATCAGTTCCCTCTGTCATTGTAGACATTGATTCCCTGACTTTATTTGATTGCTCTTCTAAATCTTTGTATTGTGTTACTAATTTACCCGATATTTTACCTTGCTCGATTAACGGTTTTGCTAATTTTATAATAGCTTTTGACATTACCGCTGTTGGTTTTGCTAATGCTTTTAATGCACTTCTTAATTGTGTCGCAACTTCGGAAGTATTACCAGTAACACCTGTTAATGTTGCCATACTTGCAAATAGTTCTTCTTGACTAACCCCCATTTGGTTTGCCATCGGAATTACAGCACCCATTGAACTCGCAAGTTCCGGGAATGTTGTTTGTCCTAATTTAACAGTCATAAAAGCCAAGTCAGAAACATGTTGAGCATTTTCTTTGCTTACATCTCCATAACCTTTCATAACTGCACTTAATAAATTAACAGAATCTGTAACTGTTGCATTTCCTGCAACTGATGATTTAGTTGCTGTGTTCAATATTTCCATTGACACCGCAGTATCTCCAAACGCACTAATAACCTGATACAATCCATCGGTTAAGTTATCCGTAGATGCACCAGTTGTTGTTGCTAGATTTTTAATATCGTCTGATAATTTATTTACTTTTGCATCAACATCTCCATCAAGAAGAGTTGATACATTTGCCATTTGTTTTTCAAAATCAGCAAAGCCCTTTACTGCTTTAACACCGATTGCAACAGTAACAGCACCCACAGCAACCCCGATTTTTGCAAAAGATTTTACAGCTGTTGCACTTACTTTTACAGCCGAAGCACCGAATGCACTGAGTTTAGTTGTTGCTTTGGCTATCCCAGTTGTAAGCTGAGCAGAATTAACACCAAGTTTTACAATCATTTCTCCTACTGTTGCCATACTTTTCCCCCGTTAATCGCTGTTATCGCTTTTAACAAATTAATCATTTGTTCCGCTGATTTCTTACCTGAATATTTAGGCATAAAGTCAGTTGGTTTTGTTTTCTTCTTACCTTTTGGAATATTTGAATTCACATATAAGCACATTAATCTAGCGATACCGCTGTCAAATTGTTTCCTGTCGATTTCTATTCTTTGATTCTTACCGTCAACATAATACTCAAATTCTTCCATTGTCATACTGTCGAAATCGGGCTTTGGAATACCGTATATACCCGCAGATTTCAAGCATTCAAAATATAAGCGACCTGTAGATTTTTCTTCTATTTGGTCGCTGTCATGTTTTTTATGAACTTGCTTTCTGCTAACTTTTCAGAACATTCAGTTGAATAGTCTTCTAGTTTCTCGCCTTTTTCAAGCCCTGCTTCAATCTCTTCGCCGACTTCATTAATTGACATCTTGCATTTAGAAATCCCACCCCAAACCAAAAGCCTAATTGTATTTAAACCACTAGCCTCAGTTTTAAAGATTTCACCGATTCCCTTGCCTGTCAATTCTTCCATTTTGCACATTGAATTAAATGTATACCGAATCATATACTCTTTACCGTTTAATTTCATAACTTCGTACCTCCTTGTACGTGCCATTTAAGGCAATCCTAAGCAACTTTTATATTTTACATAAACTTATACTACTATTTATACGAGATTAATACCCCGTACTGTGATTAGTAAGCTATGGTAACACTGTTGCTGTTGATAGAACTGGTTTACCTGATATTTTAAAGCTCGCTGACATGCTGACTTTGTCGTCAACTGGATTGCTTATATCAAAACTATTCAAATAACCGTTTGCAACGAATAAAATATATTCTGTATGTCCTACGTCATATATTGCGATTGTTGCTGTCGTCTGTGCAGTAAGTTCAATTAATGCTTTAGATGCGGTTATGTTATTAAAATAACCGTTCATTTCCATATCGATACTTCCTGCGTCAATAAGTCCACCGATGAATTCCTTGTATCCACCTGCTGAACCGTGATTTGTAACTTCAATATCGTCCTTTGAAAAACTAGGACCCGATATATCTGTTAACTCTCCTACCGCTACTCCGTTGATTTCAACACTTGAGCTGAAACCGAAAATTGCATTTGCCATTTTTTACTCCTCCGTAAAAATTTTGTAATATATAGTTGAGATTCTAATATCATCTTCTTGAGATGAAAAAGAATTATCAAACATACAGCCTGTCATTACACCGCTCGAGAGTGTAAGAACTGACCTATTTATAATGCGGTTAATCTCTGATTCAATACTTTGTAGATTTATATAACCGTTATTTTTATCGTAAATTCTTAATGTTAATGAGAAATTAAACCCATTATTCCCGTGTACATTATCTTTATTAACATTCATTTGCCCGATTGTGATATATGGATATGGATTATTTACTGGCGGTGTTGTCCATATTCCGTTTATTTTAGCACTTAAAGTCGCATCGTTATTTAATGCGTCATATACTGCTACTTGTACTTGTCTTCTCATATTAATTTACCCAACCTTTTAGCCATGATTTTTAATTTAGGTATGTTTTTATCATATGCGTATCTCATATAGCTATCTCTTCGCTCTATGAATTGTGCATATTTAACATTCGTACCTATAAAAACTTGATTATCTTTCGGTGTTTCTGATAATTTACCTTTGAAACTTCTTCCTGTACCATCTGAATACTGATTCGTTGATGTTTTAGGATTCTCTGTGTGTAACGAAGCTCTTAATCTTCCAGTATCCACGTGATGGTCTTCGGTTATTTTCTCTTTTGCATCCGTTTCAATATCCAGTCCAATAGCTAATAATTCTTTGTTTGCTTTAACTTTAATTGCACCAGCTAAATACTTTATGCTTTTTATAGTTGCTTTTTGTCCTATAACTTTAGCCATTAATTGCCCACTTCCTCCCTACAAGTAACTTTTAACATCTTTTCTCTTTCGGTAATATCAGCAACACCCTCGATGTGTAGTATTTTACTCTTGTATAAAAGCCTATTACTGTTTGATAATGTTCTATTTCGCATAGTTACTTCATAGTAATTCTCTTGTTGTTCTTTTGTATTGTCGTAATTCTCAAAGTACTTAAATACTCTAACATTAGCCCACACCGTCGCTGATGTAGTCCAAGAATTTGACCTCTCACCACCACCCAAACTAGTAGTAGTGTTTTCTTGTATTATTACTCTGTGCCGTAATCTTCCAGTATACATTATATAATATTTCCTGTTCTATGATTTTTTATTAATCCGTAAAACCAATTAGGCATAAATTGATATGCTGTATGCCAACCTGCCTCTATAATTTGTGTTGCGTATTCTTCCCTGTTTTCATACCAGAACGAAATAAGACGGTACATTGCCACTTTTATTTCGTTTGGGACTGTTGCCGTTGTTCCTGATTTATCTGCATAATAAACTATTGTATACGCATCAGCTCTTCTTCCACTATCAAATTTACCACCATCAATTTCGTATAAATACTGCCCCGAAACATAGTAATCTGTATCTTCAACTAATGAAGTCGTTGACTTGTCAATTTCAGTTAAAACAACACTAGACACAGTAGATACGGGATGTGCATGAAGATAGATTTCTCCATCTGAATATTCGTCTGTTTTTTCCGTCCAAACCTGTGGCAATACGCAGAAATAATCGCACTCTGTTTCAATTAGATTTCTAGCACCTGAAATTAAACCCGAAATTAAATTATCATCAGTGTCATTATCGACTTTCAGATAGATTTTCATTTCAGCTAATGTTATAGGCTCTTCTGTTGCATCTGTTGTTCTAATTAAATTAATCATGCTTAATCCTCTTCATACCAAATCGGAGCTATTGTTACAGTAGTCGTTGCTGTTGATGTATTCGCAAAACTTAAAGCGAATTTCTTAGTGTTATCTAATACAAATTCATTACTCTGACTTATAAATCCACCAGAAAAACCTTTAAAAGCTGTTCCACCAATTATTTTTCTTCTTGCGACTTGTGTTCCGAAAGCCGAAACCGTTACTGTGCCATCCCAAACAACTGTTTCTGAAACATTAGCATGTCCCCGATAATGATTTGCTATACTTGCCGTTCCTGAAGCCGTCCACGTTGGAGCTTCGTATAAAATATAATCAAGGTTTATACCCTCGTTTACAATCCAAGTATTTCGAAAATGAACAGTTGTTCCCGAAGAAATACCTGATAAATCTAGAATTATACTCGCTGTGTCCGCAGGTGCAATCACTAAATCGTCAATCTGTGCTTCATAAAACTCTCCGCTGTGAATATTCGAGTGTTCAACATCTATCCCTCTAAACGCATCCGTCATTTCATCTTTTACATTTTTCCTGTCTGCAAAACTCATTTTAATACCTCAATTAGTTTTCTTTATTCTTTGCGGTTTTACCATCTTAGGCTCAACCGCTTTTATTACATATCCCATTCTTTTTAATTCTTCATAGTCTTTTTTAACAAGTGCAATATCGTCATACGGTCTGTACGTTACACTTCTATAATGAAACACCCTTAAACATTTACTTTTTATAATTCGCTCTTTCGGTATAAATGTTTTGGTGGATTTTCTGTGCATAACCATACTCGCCTCCCATTACAAATTGCTCTAACACAAAAATGTCTATCTTCACCCCACATACTTAATCGTGGAATATTGCCATAATGCACATTTCTGTTATATACTTCCGTTTTGATTAGAATACAAGCACCTGTACCGCCCACTTCATAAACTCCCGACGTTTTCCATGCTTCTAATTCTTCTTTAATAATCGTGTAATGGTCGTAACTCCAGCAATTTGGATTTGCGTCTTCGTCTGCATCTTTCCACTTAGTCCAAAAACACTCTGCGATTATATCTTTTTCCTTGCTCAGTAGATTTGTTAATGTTTGTTTTTGTAACACCAAATCAGCATCTACCCAAAATATATAATCGTATCCATTTGCTTTCGCATATTCAACCACAAAGTTTTTCATCTGCACTAATGCTTGTAAGTTTTTCTGTTTCCATTCGTGTGTTTCGCCCTCGCAGTTGTATTCACAATCATCTTCAAAAGCAACGTATTGCTCCATTTCTTTGAAATCAATTAAATCAACTAAATCAGGCGAGTTATGTAAACAAAACATTCTTCTAACTTCATAATCGTCAGGTAAATCAAGTTCCCTTAATGATTTTAAATATCGTTTAAATGCTTCTAATTTCCAGTCATTATCTACAAATACCGGAGCTGATATTAATATTTTACCTTTTTTTAACGTTTTTAAATTAGGTTCTTTATCGCATATACTGTCATAATGCTCATCTTTTAATATCTTTCCACCGTCTTTTTTCTTGTATTCTTCTGACTTAATCTTCTTTTTCTCGTCTGACATTACCCAGCCAGTATGAATTAATCGGATATCAGTCATATATTTAACCGTATTTGTTTCTACCGGTAAAGAACCGCAGTGTATTGGTTCAGATGGTATTTGATATTGTTTCTCCGCATTGTATCTTGAAGCGATTGGATAAAACATTAAATGAGCATTCCAGAATTCATCTTCCCTGTATTCTGTATCATTCCACATATCATATAACCTGATATTTAAGTTATCTGCTCCAGCTAATTGTGCTTTATAAGTTAAAAAAGGTAAATTTTTATGCTCTTCATTCATGAAATACTGGTCTGCATCAATGATTATAATCCAGTCATCTGTCCTACAATGTGATGCACAGCTCCAATATAATTGATTTCTCAGAGCATACTCACGACCGTTTTTAAAGTCATCGCCCTCATGTTTTGATATAACTGTCGCTCCTAAATCTTTACAAACACTAACTGTGTTATCTTTTGAGCAGTCGTCTAAAACTATGACGGTTTCGCATATTTCTAATAACTGTTTTAACGGTCGCTGTATGCGTTGTTCCTCATTATGTGCTAATATACCACCTATAATCATTTTGCAACTCCTTCAACTACATCGGAAGTTTTAACTTCTTTGTCAATCTTTTCTTTGTTATACTTGTAATAATGTGTATCTATTACAGCCCTGTTTTCCAAATGACCGACTTGTAATTTACCTGCAAGATACAGTTTAAAACCGCAATATCTTGCTCTTCTGCAAAATGATATATCTTCTCCGAATCCGCCTTGATTCAGGAATAAAGAAGCATATTCGCCCTTTTCATCTACTATCTTTTGTAACTCTTCGTTAGTATATGACATTTCGGGATAGAATAAATTTGCTTTTTCGCCAAACTCTTCTTTCATTTTCTCAATTACCGACCTATGTATTAAACAAGAAGCCATACCGCATGAAGTAATTTCAACCACTTTATTAGCCCATACTAGCGGTGCAAGGTTGCATACTATGTTGTCGCCATTCTTCATTAACGGCTTTCCACTATGTTTAATTTCTCTTTCTGATTTCTTTAAAACACCTTTTTCCTCTGAATAATAGCCCTCGCCCATGTAAAAACACGGTTGATAAGGTGGTGTTCTCTTGAAAATCAATGTTGATAAAAACTTCACATTACTTTCTTTTGCTGTTTTGATTAATTCATTTATGATATTAGGTGCAAACACCATATCACTATCAACAAAATATAACCAGTCGTATTTTGACTTTAAAAACTCATCTACACACATATTTCTAGCCTCGTGTACAAGTGCGTGTTGTGTTAGATATAAATAATGTAACGTCTGAATACTAACTAGGCTGTGTACTGTTTCCTTCGGTATTGACCCCGTTGTCGGCATCGCAATAAAAACTCTATCTTCCATTTTCAATTCCTTTCTAACCTATCAAAAAAAATGAGCTGAAACACGATAGGTAAAGGAGGTAAAAGCCTCCGTGCTTTCGAGTGCTACTCTATCAGCTCATATATACACTTACGCTGGTTCGTACTTCTTATCGCCTCTTACTAATGTTGCTTCATTTACATAAGTTGCATTTTCTACAGCCATATAAAATCCTATATGTGTATAATCTGAATTGTTGTCTAAATCAGTAACTTGTATGTCTACTTCTCTAGCTCCTAATGTTGATGCAACTGCTCCGAATGCTGTAGCTGCCTGATATGCTTTAGCCGAAGCCCACAATGAATTTGTTCCTTGATAAATAGACAAAGAAGCTGTATGTGCTCCCGCTCCATTCATGAAAACTGCTCTTACTGTTGCCCTTTCATACCCTGTCATATCCCAAAGTATCGAGCTTGATGCTGTAACTACTGCGGTCGGGTTAATAACTGTATCCAATGAAAGTCTTTCTGTTAATTTTGAATTACTCATATTTTATCTCCTTTCCTAACTTAGTATGACAAA